GCAGACATACACTCAAGAAAGGGTTGCCCTATATGAACATGATGCAAAACTCCAAGAAAAAGCGAGTGGTTGGGTGGTTAATCTCTCTGCTTCTGTCCGTCCTGTGGTCACTTATTGTTTTGTCTTCCTCTTACTGTTTACTGATATTGCTGGTATGGTATGGGCTATAAATACAGGTGTAGACTTTAGCACAGCTTTAGAATTAATCTTTAGTGATGAAGAGATGGCTATTGTAGCTTCTATTATTGGTTTCTGGTTTGGAAGTAGGCATTGGGATAAGAAGAAGTGATAACCAGTGAAAAAGGAATCCAACTTATTAAACACTTTGAAGGTTGCCATCTTAAGCCTTACTTGTGCCCTGCTTTATTGTGGACTGTTGGGTATGGCCATGTATTATATCCAGAACAGAATAGACTCCCACTGGCACAAAGAAAGTCATATAACCTTAAAATTGAACACTTTAGAAATTGGGAGCAATCAGAAGTAGATGCACTACTTAAACAAGATTTACAGCGTTTTGAACGTGGGGTACTGCGATACATTACTGTGCCACTTAAACAAAATGAATTTGATGCTCTTGTTAGCTTTAGCTTTAATCTTGGTCTGGGAACATTACAAAGAAGCTCGATTCGTTCCAAGCTTAACAGGGGTGATAAAGAAGGTGCTATTGAAACGCTATTGAAATACTGTAGAGCAGGTGGTAAAATACTTAGAGGTTTAGAAAGGAGACGAGCTGCTGAAGCAGATTTATTCTTCAGCCACATAAAATGAACAACTCAGTATTAGTCATTTCTGACTTACACATACCATATCATCATCAAGATGCCTTTGAATTTTTAAAAGCACTTAAGAAGAAGTATAAGCCTGACCTTATTGTAAATATTGGAGATGAGCTGGATCACCATGCCATCTCGATGCACGAACACAATCCAGACTTAATGAGTGCTGGAGATGAATTAAGGCAATCTAGGCACTATGTGAAAGAGTTAGAAAAGATATTTCCTGAGATGACACTTGTTCATTCTAACCACTCATCCCTTGTATATCGCAGAGCGTTAAAGTATGGACTACCTAAAGACTACTTAAAGTCTTACAATGAGTTTCTTGGAATAGGAAAAGGTTGGCAATGGGTAGATGATTTAACGATTACACTATCTGATAAATCTAGATGCTTCTTTACTCATGGAATGTCAGCAGATGTTCTAAAAGTAGCTCAACAGTACGGTATGAATACTGTCCAAGGCCATTACCATACTAAATTTAGTATTGGTTATTATTCTAATCCAGATGCTTTAATATGGGGTATGCAAGTCGGTTGTTTAATCAATCAAAAGTCTATGGCATTTGACTATGCTAAGAACTTTAAATCACGCTTCATCGTTGGCTGTGGCATGATTATTGATGGGCAACCTAAGTTAATGCCGATGGTATTAGATAAGGATGGTAGATGGAACAAAACGATTCCCTAAATTTGCTAAAGTCTTTTATTAACCAAACAGTAGAAGATATAGAGTACATTCAAGACGATCACGAGTCACTTATAAAAATCATGTTTACCAATAAAGAATCATTTATCATTACAGCAGATGCTTTTGATATGTATTTTGCTATGCCTAAAGATACGGAGTACCATTAATGGCTAATATTAATGAAATTGCTAAACACATGGAAGGAAAGATAATATCTGATGTCCAGGTGGTATATGGTGAGGATACACTTGTTATATATCTTAGTGATGACCAAGGCCAAATTACGTCTGTAGAGCTTATTGTAGATAGCATATATCTCAATTATGACGAAGAGTATTAAACTTCCAGACAATCAAGTAGTACCTAACGATTCAGAAATATATCAAAGATACTGTGAAGCCACAACACTAAGTCGAAAGACTTTAGGTGAACGCAAAGACTTTCTGTACAAAATAAGAGAACAAGAGAAACGTGTAGACGATATTAAATATTGGCTAACTATTTTATGGAAAAACCGTTAAATATCTATTCTACGTCCTACAATAGTCAATAAGTTATCCATTGCATCAGCTAGTTTAATCTCATAATACATAGGCTTTTTACCATCAAGAAATCTTGCATAAATAGCTTTTCTTTGCTCATAATCTAGATCATGTATGACAGTATCAACTACTTTAATATTAGCTAGTTCACTTTGTTCTACCATCTCATCAAACGCACCATAACTAGACTCACCTCCAGAACTCATGCCAACAGATTTTTTAGGATAACCTAATCCATGGTCGTCTTGTTTCATCCATCTAGCCCATTCTTTTAGTAAGTACATTAAGTATTCCATTTGCATGATTATCCCCAGTATACAGAATCATATAAACTTGTGGTGTAAGTTACACTATTACTTCTAGATGATTTAGTTGTACCATCTTCTATTTTTCTTCTTATTGTAGAATTTACTTTAAATGCTTTATCTATGTCATTGGGTTTAAGCATTAAAATATTAGCTAATAAACACTCATCTTTAAGAGCATATATATATCCACCGCCTTTTGTATTACCTCGTTGAGATATAATAATATCTTTATCAATCATATGTCTCATAACATTACCAAGCTGTTTCATATCTAGCTTTATATGTCTTGATATTTGAGATGATGTGAAGTTACCACTTTTAATAGATTTTTTAATAATTTCTATAAGCTCAGATCTCTTACATTCTTTTCCAGTCTGTAACTTATAAACGTGATCTAAGATAAATCTTCTATCTTGACTTGCCATCTATTATTCTCCTTATAAAATCCCCACAACTCGATACGCATACCTGATTCACGTACACGTCCAACATTTGGATGCTCAGCTATTTTTTTACGTCTACTACTCATGTTTCCTTTAGACGTTACCTGAACTAATAGTACCTCATCTCTACGTATAGCAATGAAATCTGCGAACCCAAAACCATCGTGTTTTCTTTTAGAGAATGGACACCATCGCTCCATTAGCTCTACTAGATATCCTTGATCCTCAAGTCTTTTTCTTGTCGGCTGGTTTAGATTTGTCGCCATCTTTCTTTCCAAATATTTTATCCCAATTATCCTCAAACTGCTTACGATTAGGAATTGGTCTTGGTGAACTACCTTTACCCATATATTACCCCCATTGCTCTGCCATAGCATCAGCGATGCCCTGGAATGTTGTGTTTCTCCACTTTTCTCTTTTTTTTGGAGACAATTTAGATGAATCAGCATACCATTTATTCATACGCTTTCCACTTGGAAATGTTACAAACTCGCCTTTGTCTACAATATTAGTTGGTGCTAACTTTGGCAATCCTTTTAACCATAAACAAGTTGATTTTGTTGCTTTATGACCATAATGCCAAGGTTGAATAATTTGGTCAGGTTTTCTATATACTGTAGACATAATACCTACTGGGTTTTCTACCGCCATTTTATCTATTGGAGCATTTATTATTTGCATGAAAAAGTCTATGCCTTGTTGTTGTCTTCCATCTTTTCTTTTTTGCTCAAAATGTCTAGCACCACTCACTGCTAAATGTGTACATGGAGGATGTGCAATCATTAAATCCCAACCATCATTAATTATATCCATCACATCACCTTGATAATGTTGACCAGGAATATCAGTTGGTTCTAAATCACAAGACCAAGCATCATGTCCTTTTGCGGCAAACGCTTCTCTAACTGTTCCGCTAAATTCACAAGCAATTAACACTCTCATTTTATCTCTTTCTTAATTAAATCTTTTGGTAAGTTAATATAATCCTCAAATAAACAAGTTGTATAGGGTGCATCTTTGTAATGCTCTTTTACATAGTCATTAGCTACTGCACAACTTGTAAAGTGTCCTATATATTGTGGACTATCCATTGTAATATATACAACTAAAACATATTCAAACATAATTATTGTGTAGTATGTACAACTTTTCCTTCTATATGACTTACACGGTCTTTAAAATCTTGTAAACCATACTTTTTAATATAACTAGGTCTCCATAACCATTCACCATCTTTTTTAAGATAGATATCATCTAGATCATATCTAGATCTATCTTCTAATTCTTGAAAGCATACAATTAAATTAATCTCTTTATCGATACGCTCAAAAGAATCTATCAAGTCGTTAAAATTCCAAGAGTTAAAAAAAGGGACATAACAATATCCAGTGTAACTTTGAAAGTCTACTTCAATCTTATTAACATTGCACATCAAATAAAACGGATCTTGACAACAATTATGATACCTAATCTTTTTTCCAAAATATTCTATGTGACTATCTGTTTGTTGTTTACATACTTCTGGCTCTGTTCTACATTTACTCATAATCTCTCCTTAATCCAATTTAATAACTCATACTCTGTGCCATACTTTTCTATCCAAGTCTGCTTTCCTGAATGAAAACCATCGTTACCCTGGTGATGCTCATGACATAATGGTAAACAATTATCCCAACTGTTACGCTGACCTTTACCCAATCCTTCTCGGATATGGTGTATGCAAGGTGGAGTGTTAGCATCATAATACTTGCGACATACTACACAACCAAACTCAACTAACTTCTGGATCCAATCACGTTCCTTTTGTTTCAATCTGTATTCCTAAAGACCTAGACCAATTAATAATCTTATCTATGTAATCATTAAACTCTGATTTATTTAATGTTGCTGTAGATAACAATTTACCATCATCATCTTTAAGATCAAATTTTAATCTTAAAATATCATGTAATTCTTCTTGAGTGTAGCCAGTTGTATCAGACAATCCTTTGTAGATTACACCCCATAATAAACTATTCTGATCGTGACTTCTTGCACCTTCTTTGTCCATTATAATTATGTCATATACACCTTCATCTAAAGATGTCACCATAGCAAGTACTACTTCTAAATAATTGCTATTTGGTGTAACGTGCAGTGTTTTCTTTAGTTTCATGATCTCTCCATCCTTTTGATTTAAACGTACGACCTTCCTTATCTGTTGCACGAAATTCCATGTCAGGAAATACTTCACGCATCTTCTTTAAAAATTCATTAACTGTCATTTTCCTATCCCCATTGCTAATAATAAAATTATAAATAAAACTCCAAATGCAATATCTACAATAATACTATCCATCTTTACTCTCCTCAAAAGTTATCTTGTTATCAGGGTACATTTTATAAAACTTGTTTTTTATATCATGTACAACTTCTACCCTAATACTTCCATCGCCTTCTTTGAAAAATTGAACAGTGAACCAATCACCCTCTATCGCCATTCTTTTTGTTATCATTTTTTACCTTACATATTCCATGTAGCGTATAAAAATTCACACCGCAATAATACTTACCATCATCGTACATCTTTGCTTTATTATTACACTGACAGCATTTTTTCATTGAAGGTGATTTTATCGCCATAATTAATCTTCGTCATGCAGTGGATCTTCTATCCACTCGTCTGGCATAATTGGCGGTGATTTCTTTTTTTCTAATTCTTCCGCCAAATCTAATGCGTACCAAGCAATCTTACGTAATTCTTGAGGCCATTCATCTTTATTGCCTAGCCTTTCAGAATACTTCATAAGATTACCTTTAACGTAGAATTTATAGTTATCACCGAGTTTAGCTTTGATGACATCTATGGTTTCTATCCCACCCACTTTGTAGTGGTCTGGGTTAATCATGTCTTTCATAATTGCTCCTCTATAATAATCATACCTTTTTCAAACTCACAAGTTATGCCTTTTATCTTAACATACACATTTTCATCATCATCTATTTTGTGCAATAACTTTCCTTTAAAACATATTAACTCTTTTGAATCTAATGGTTGAGATACATAATAATATAAACCTATGCAAATTGCTAATAAAAGTATAGCTAATCCAATTAAATATCTCATGGTTTTACGTATCATAAACTAATCCTCCGTTGTTACGATGCCATTGCAGTGAGAGTATAATTACACTTGTAATACACGTATTACAAAT